GGGGGCGCGGGTAATGTCTACAGACAACAACGCGACGGATTTTTTGAAATTGTTTTTTGAACGCGGCGCGGTGGTCAACGGGCTGCTCTCGACCGAACAACAGCTGCAGGATGAGATTGCCGAGGACATTCGCCTGCGTTGGCGGGAACGACACGGCGGCGTGGGGAATTGGTCCGACGTGGCGGTGCTGGGGAACGGCGTCAAGTATCAACAGATGCAGATGGATTTTCGCTCAATGACGTTTGACGCCATTGACGGGCGCGAGGAAGCGCGGATTTGTCAGGTGTTTGACATGGAGCCGATTCTGGTCGGGGCAAAAATCGGCCTCGACCGTGCGACGTACAGCAATTACGAGAGCGCCAAATCGGCCTGGTATGACGGCAGTGTGCGGAACGAATGGACGTTTTTGGCGTCGACGGTGGACCGGCAGCTGCTGCCCTATTTCGAGGCGAACCGGCAGAAACGCTACTGCGGATTTGATTTGCAGAATGTGATTGCGCTGCAAGAGGACGCGGACGCGCGGCACACGCGGGCGCGCGAGGATGCGAAATTGAATTTGATTACGCGCGACGAGGCGCGCGAGATGATGGGGCTGAATCCCATTGACAATGCGCCGGTGTGGATCGGGCCCGGGGCGAGCGGTGAGACGGAATCGGACACGGCACAGGCGGACCAATTGGTCCGCAATGCGACGGCGAATGAACCGGAACCGGAAACCGAAACCGACACGACGTCCGAAACTGATGATGCGGAAAATGACGCGCGGGACGCGGCGAAAGCATTGGAGCGCAAACAATACCGGGCGCACGCGCGCAAAGGGAATCGCAAACCGTTCGTGTTTCGGTATCTCGATGCACACGAGCAAGCGGAATTAAAAAAAAAGTTTGCCGGCGTGAAAGCGGTCGCGTACGGCTCGGACGCACACCGCGCGATTTTAGAAACGTTTGACGCGCGCACAGCGCCGCATGAGGCGAAACTAAAAAAACTCGTGACGAAACATTTCAAAGCGCAGGAACGCGTGCTGCTCGATACTCTGAATACAAAAAGCGTGAAAGCGGACAAGAGCGGCGACGCACAGCCGGCGGTGTTTGATTTGCGGAAATATCTCGCGGATGTGATGAACGTGGACGCGGAGACGGAATTGACGGACGAGTATCAGAAACTGCTCGAGGCGGTGGTGCTCGAAATCGGACAAGAGGCGGCCAAGGACGCGGGCGGCGTGGGGATTGCGTTTGACCTTGACGACCCGCGCGCGGTCAAGTTCATTCAACAGCGCGCGCAGCGTTTCGCGCAGCAAATCGACCAGACGACCTATACGCGCTTGCAGGCAGAATTGTCGGCGGCGATGGAGGCGGGCGAGAGCATTCCGCAAATGGCGGCACGTGTGCAGAGCGTGATGGGCGAGCGCATTCGCTCGAGTGCGGAAACGATTGCGCGAACCGAAATTATCAGTGCGTCGAATTTCTCGACGGTGGAGGGCTGGCGTCAAAGCGGCGTGGTTTCGACGAAAACGTGGCTGGCGACGTTAGATGACCGGGTGCGCGATTGGAACCGCGAGGCGCACGGGCAGACGGTGGGACTGGACGAGCCGTTTATCGTGGACGGCGAGGAATTGATGTATCCGGGCGATGCAAACGGCAGTGCGGAAAATGTCATCAACTGCCGGTGCGCGATGACGGCGGGGATTGCATAAACCATGAGCAAACAAACGAAACAGGGCGCGCGCAACAGCGCGAACGACTTGAAAATGATTCAACAGATTCATGACGGCGCGTGTGCGTTGGGCGCGGAATGTGCGACGGGGAAAGCGGTCGACGTCAATCGGATCGTGGCGCGCGTGAACGAACTGAAAGCGGTGTACGGCGACGACCCGATAGAAATAGCGGGGCGAATGGCGGGCGGTGAGGCGTACGACATTGCCGCCGCGGCGCAGGCGCTGGCACAACTCGCCGTCATTGCCGCCGACGAAGCGTTTGAAGATGATTTTGAACCGGTCCAGGTCGGGCAAATCGTGAATGCGATGCGCTGGCTGCTTGTGTTTATCAATGCCGAAATCGACGAACTGTCCGACACGTTGAATGTGCCGATGGGCGGCACGCAAAAACGCGCGACGTGGGACGCGGAGGCGGACACACTGGTCGCGTTCGGCGGGAATATCAAACTGCTCGACAACGGGCACATCGGCGGGTATCTCGTGCGGTTTGGCAATCCAAATCAAACCGACCTCGAAGGCGATTATTTTACGGCGGACACCGATTTTGGTTTTGCGCCGGGCGAGACGATCAAGAGCGCGGTGTGGCTGCATCATCGTCAACCGCTCGAAACGCGCGACGGCGGTGAGATTGTAGTCAAAACCAAAATCGGCACATCGACCCTGTCGCGCGACGAAAACGGAATTTTGATTGATGCGGTGCTGTATAACCGCAAACAGTACGACGAGATGCTCGACGCGCTCGGTTGGTCCAGCGGGACGGCCGCGCATTTGGTCGAGCGTGAAAAAGTGGGCAAAAGTTTTTGGGTGAAAGCATGGCCGTTGGGCTTGGACGCAAGTTTGACGCCATCACCGGCGGAGCCGCAGAACGAAGTGGTGCCGCTGAAAAGGTTGACGCAAGGGAAATCGAAACGGGAAAGCGCAAAGGCGACGGTGGCGACCGCGCGCGCCGAACAAATCGAAATGCTGACGCGTCGTTTGGAATTATACAAACGAACGGGATAGCAATCGCGCAAGCGTTTGCACCGAACGGAGGAACTCGAATGAGTCAGATTTTGAAAAAACTCATCGGCGAAGCAGAGGCAATCAAAAGCGTCGCCGAACAGCAAGGGGCTTGGTCGCCCGAATTGGCAAAACAATTCGAAGCCAAACTCGGTGAAATTGACCGCGCCAAAGCGATGGGCGAATTGTCGAATCATTTCGACGAAACGAAAGCGTGGGCGGCGCAGTCCAGCGGCAGCGCGGTGCTCGACAGTTACCGGAGCGCCGGGCCGATGGAAGGCGACATTGCGGGCGTCACGGAAGACCGCGGTGAGTTGACCGTCAATGAAAATTTGCCCGAGGAAATGAAAACGCTCGGCGCAAAGAAATTGAAAGTGTTGATGAGCGGCGCGTACAAGGACGCGTACAACGCGATGATTCGCGCGCAGGGTTTGTCGCGCCACGGTTGGGAACGCGCGATGAAAGCCGAGCACATGAAAGTGCTGCAAGAAGGCCAGGACACTGCGGGCGGATTCTGGGTGCCGCCGGATGTGCGCAATCAGGTCGTGCAAAAAATGGCGACCGTGCCGGGCGTGATGAACAATGTCTACAAGTTCTCGACCGGCAGCGACATGGTGGTGTTTCCGAAAGTGAACTACACCACCGACGATTTGTATTCGACGGGCGTGCAGCCGTCCTGGACCGCCGAAGCGCCGTCGAGCGACATTTCGGAAGCGACCAATCCCGTCGCGGGGCAGGAACGCATTCCGATCAACACGCTGACGGCAGCCGTGATTTTGACGCGCGCGTTGTTGGAAGACGCGCAGTTTGATATTCTCGGTTACATCAGCGCCAAACTCGGCGAAAACATTCCGCTGTTTGTGAACAATGCCCTCATCAATGGCACGGGTGCGGGACAACCGCAAGGTTTTCTCAATCACTCGTTGGCGACCACGGCAACGGCAAGCGGCGGTATGGCCGTGCTTTCGGGCGTGTGGGCAAAACTTTCGTGGCAGGGCGCCAGTGGTTCGGAAGATTCGACCACCGGCTTGATTGGCACGGAAGCGGCACTGCCTCCGCAGTATGAAAACGGCGCAAAGTGGTACGCGAACAAAGCATCGTTTGCGGCAATCCGCGGTCTGGTGGATTCCAACAAGCGCCCGTTGTGGCAGCAAACCGATGGCGCGTTTCAGTCGTGGGTGAATGGTTACCCGCCCACCCTGCTCGGCTATCCGATTGTCAAAGACCAATTCATGCCCGCAGTCGGCGCAACGTATTATCCCGTCGCGTTCGGCGACCTGACCGGCTACTACATGCCGCAGCGCGTGGGCATTTCGATTGAAGTGCTGCGCGAACTCAAAGCGCTGCGCGACGAAGTGGTTGTCTATGCGCGCATGCGCCTGGGCGGGCAATTGGTCGAGTACTGGAAATTGAAGTTGCTCAAATCGAACAACAGCTAACCGGAAAACGAGGACACCGGCGATGCAAAACGAGACAGGTTTCATTTGTTGTTGTGATGACACCTGTCTCGAAAAGACAAAATGAACTCCAGAGGATTAGGGGCAGTCAGTTTGATGAATCTGAGCGCTGCGACCACGAGCACGCAGGGCAGCGCGGCGGACATGGCGACGTACGCCTCGACGGAAAAGCGCGAAATGAAAGCGGTCTTTTTCGTTTCGGGCTTAACCACGATCACCACGGCCACCGTGGCGGTGACGGAATGCGCCACCACCAACGGCACCTTCACGGCGCCCGCGACCGGCACGTCGAGCGCCGTCGTGACCACGAACGGCTTGACCGAATTGAATTTTCGCAATGATGCGCGCTATATTCGAGCGGAACTCACCGTGAATGCGGCAGGGTCCGTGAATGTCAGCGCCGTCGGCATTGCACCGAAACGCACCGCGTAGAAGGGAAACGGGCGAGCGGCGCGTTCGTCGCTCGCCCACATCAGATTATGGCAAAAGTTTGGTGGGCGTATTTGGCAGAGCGCAGCATTCCGCAAGAAGGCGCGAGTGCGTTGGTGACCTTGGGAATGCGGGCGGGCTATCTTGGTTTTACGCGTATCACGTTGGGGTATGCGCGCACGGATTTCGCGCGCAACATGATTACGCAAAAATTTTTGACGGAAGCGACGGACCCGCAGGATGCGTTGATTATGTTGGACTGCGATCACCTGCATCCGGTCGAGACGTTTGAAAAATTATTGAGCCACGAACACGCGGGCGTCGTCGGGGCGTTGGCGTTTATGCGCGGCGCGCCGTACAACGCGTGTGCGTTTGTGCGCGCGGCGGATGGCGGGCTGCACCCGTTGGCCGAATGGGACGGCAGTCTGATGCCGTGCGATTGCATCGGGCACGCGGCGTTATTGGTGCGCCGGTGGGTGTTTGAGGCATTGGAACAACAGGGGACACCATTCCCCTATTGGCGTTATACCTACACGGATGGCGATGCGAGCATGCCAAGTGAGGACATGTATTTTGGACGGATTTGCGAACGCGCGGGGATTCCGCAGTTTGTGGACACGTCGTTGATTGCGCCGCATTTGTTCACGGGGTTTGTGGATGCGGAAACCTTTTACGCGTATCGCGCCGACCATCCTGCCCTGCAAGACAATTTGACCGTAGAGCGCACCATCCAATTGCCGTCGATGGTTTCGAGGGTCGATCTGTGATGTCCCTGGGGTTGTGGCTCACGGTCGCGTTGGCGTTGAACCGGGCGCAGTTTCGCCTGGGGCTGTTTAGTTATCAATCAACGTATAACGGCTATGGCGCCATTGACAGTGTGAATGCGCGGACGGCGGATGCGCCAATGGTGTATCGCGTGCTGGTGCCGTGGCTGATTGCGGCGGCAGAGAGAATGATTCCGGCGCTGCGTGCGCGGCGTTTGCCGTGGTTGTATGAGGCGTTCAAGGTGCTTTCGCTCGCGGGCGCATTGTGGATGTGCGAACGCGCGGTCGGACTGCGCGGCGCGCTGGTCATTGCGGCGCTGCTGCCGGCGACGTTTCATTTTGACTATTGGGACTGGACGGTGGAACTGTTTGCGTTTGCGGCGGCGCTGTCGGGAAATTTTGGTTGGGCCGCGGTGGGGATGGTCTTGGGCGGCATGGCGCGCGAAACAACGCCGTTAACCGCGTTGACGTTCGGGTTGAAAACGAATGCGTGGGGCGAGGCGCTCTTGCTGGGAGCATTGGCGCTGGGGACATTGGGCGCGGTGCGATGGGTGCAGGGCAAACATCCGCTCTATTGCGAGCGCGTCATGTGGCGGGTCAATTGGGACGATGTGCGCGGTTTGATGCGGAATCGCCCGGTGTATACCAGCGAGATGTTTATGACACTGCTCTTGAGCGGGTTGATTGTGGCGACGGCCTTGCGCACGTTGCCGACGGGGACAACGGCGCTGATCCTGGTCGCGGCGGGTTGGGTGTTGGCACGCGCGGCCGAGACGCGCGTGTTTACGGCAGGGCTATTGTGGGTCGGTTTAGCCTGTGCGGGATGAGGATAATTGGAGACAACACGTTTCGGGCGAGTGTGACCGGAGATGCACGCTCGCCCGGGACGTGAACGCATCATGCCATTAAGCGAAAGCAATGTAAAACGCGCGGTCGACCTCAGCGGCGACAAAATCAAAGTCTTTGACGACGGCAGCGGCAATCTGCTTCAAGCCGCCGCGCTCGTGGATGAGAATGCCGCGCAGGTTGGCACGGCGTCGAATCCATTGCCCATTACCGCAACCGCGTTAACGGCGATC